CGTTACCTGCAGCCCCCGTGGTACCTGATCGACCCCGCGCAGATCCCGTTCCCGGACTCCGCGGCCTTTTGGTGGAGCGCGGTGGCGCGCATGGCGACTGAGGGGCGGATCGTGGCGAGGGGCAAGCCAAACTACGAGCAGGCCATGCGCTTTTGGAAGAATCAGGTAAAGCGCCACTATGGCTTCCGGCCCAAGCGCACCAAGCGCCAGAGCATGATGGAGGGCATCCGCCAGCACCTCAAGGGCGCCTCGCGGCGCATGGGGATGGAGCGGCTGAAGCCGGCCGAGCAGCAGCGCGAGGGCCGCGTCAAGATGGCGGCGAAGCTGATCAGCGCGCAGCGCACGCAGAAGAAGGCGGCTAAGGCCCTGGCGGTGCAGCAGGTGGCGGCCAAGCGCAGCGCGGCGGCGGTCAAGGGGCACGAGACGCGGCGGGCGCTCAAGGCGCAGGCACACGCGCCTAAGAAACGCAAGCCAAAAGTGCAGGCCCAGGGCGCATAAGTGGCGAAGGCGTTTACGGGTACGGGGCAGCGGTTCAAGGGGCGCAAGGTCCCCCTGAAGCGCATCCGTCCCCCGGCGGGGACCAAGGCGAGGAACGCCCCCCGCGCGGCCATCTCGCCCGTGCCGGTCTTCGGGTGGGCCCCCCAGACGGGGCGGGACATCAAGCGGTTCTTCACGCTCTACCCCAAGCGCATGGTGAAGGGGCGCGCGCTGTTCCTGTTGGCGCTGGCCGACGTGTTGCGCGAGGAGGTGCGCGCCCGCGCGCCGAGCCTCGGGACGATCCCCTATGCGGAGCAGCTCCAGATCGCCCTGTTGGAGGGCGTCGATGTGGGGGAGGGTGTCGCGGTGTACTTCGAGGGGCAGCCCGAGGGGCTCACGGAGCAGCAGGTGGGGACCACGCTGCTGTTCGTGGTGCCGCGGCCCGGCGCGCGCCCCTTCGTCGAGGTGCTGGCCAAGTACAGCCCCTGGCCGCCGGACTGGCTGCCGATCCGGCCGGACCCCCAGGACGCGACGCTCGTGGCGCGGGCCGCGCGCCCCGACGAGGTAGCATACTTCGTGGCGGAGCGCCGGCGCGAGGCTGACCTCATCGAGTCGAGCCTGCGCGCGATGGGCGTGATCAACGCGAAGGTCGAGCCGCCGGGCGAGGGCGTGGGGGCCGAGGTCCACCAGGATGTGGCGTGGGCGGTCCTACGGGCCGAGTTCGGGCTGGGCGGGGGCGAGGGCAAGGCGCACTGGCGTCCCGCGCTGGAGGCCCTGGGGAAGGCCATCCCGAAGTTGCTGAAGGCCTACGTGCGTTATGTAGAAACGGGGCGTTGGACGGGGCATTCGTTGCCCGAGGTGGATTCCCTCGGTATAAGTGATCTGGGCGGGGCGGCGGAGGCCTTTACGCGGCGCATCGCGCCGTTTGCGCCACGCCGGAAGTTTTAACGCGGACTGTTGTCGAGTTGCACAGCCAAGGAGCGCATCATGCCGAACAAGTTGGATCAGTTGAATCGCACGCTCGGGGACATCGAGACGGAGTTGCTGCGGCGCCAGAACGGCGCGTTGCAGACGGCGCTCGCGGTGGCGACCGGCGAGGAGGGGGACGAGGATGAGGACGAGGACGAGGATGAAGACGAGGACGAGGACGACGAGTAGGCTGCGCACGCGCATGCGCGGCCCGCGGTGAGGAGTTAAGGTGGGCGAGAGCGCGTTTAGCACCGTGGGCATCCGCGCCTTTGATGAGGGCGTGATGCGGGCCTTCGGCGGCGAGCTGGTGAGCTATGCCGTGGATGGCACGCAGCGCCAGGCCTACGCGGTGGCCGTACGCGACCTCCCCACGGACCTCGCCTACCTCGGGGGGCGCGTGCCTATCTACTGGGGGGCGCCCGATGACGCCTACCAGCACCACCTCTTGCCGTCATACGTGATCAAGCGCAACAACATGGACGTGGCCTACGATCGGGCGCCGTGGTACGGCACCGAGCGCATTGCGGCGCCGGGGGCGCGTCCCGTGGTCCTCCCCACGGGGGAGCGTGGCTTCGACCAGTACGCGGAGCGCTGGAACGCGCACCCCCTAAACTTTGCCTATGACGTGCAGGGCTTTGCGCGCTTGCGCACGGATGCCACGCGGATGCTCATGCAGATCTTGCGGGCGTGCAAGCCGCCGTGGTTCGCTCTGTCGGTGGTCGACAGCAAGGGCGATGTGCGGCACTACGACACGGGCGACCTAAACATCTCGGACGTGTCCGACCTCACGGACATCGCGAACCGCGCGGTGGGCTTCACGGTGTCCTGGACGGTGCGGGCGGAGATCGACCTCTGCGAGTCGGAGACCTGGCCGGCGCTGCAGGTCGTGGACTTGGCGATGTACAACTACCGGCCTGCGGCGGGCGGGCAAGGAGCGAAGTTCTGATGTGGTACCTCTATACGGGCAGTCGGGTGCAGTCGGTCGCGACGGGGATGGGCAACACGGTGGCGGTGCCGCCGTACGGCAAGGTGGAGATCCACCAGCTTGTGCCGAGCACGGAGTCCATGGTGAAGCGCGGGGTCCTGCGTCCCTGTGGCAAGCCTGTGGATGTGAAGCCCGGCGTGCACTCCAGGCAGGTGGAGGGGGGCGGCACGGCGCTGACCCCCACGAAGTTCGCGGGCTACTTCTCGGAGCGCGGCATCACGCACCACCCCGATCTGCCCCCCGTGAGCGTGGGCGTGGTTGAGCCCACGGCCCTAGAGCAAGCTGTGGCGGCCGGGGAAAAGGTGATTGCCCCGCTGTCTGGTGATACGGTGAACCAGGAGCAGCCAGCGGAGGTGGGGGACGCGGCAGAGAGCCCCGAGGAGGGGCAGCGGCGCAAGCGGTAGACGACGGGCAACAGCGCGCGCGTGAGGCGCGGGGAACTAGCAAGACGGCCCGCCCGGACGGCGCGGGCGACGGAGGGATCGACAGATGCCAGAGCGTAACTATCCGGGCGTGTACATTGAGGAGCGCAGCAGTGGGCCGGGCCCCATCCAGGGCGTGAGCACCAGCAACCTCGGCCTGATCGGGTTCTCCAAGAAGGGCCCCACGAACAAGCCGACCATCGTGACCTCCTTCCAGGAGTTCACCGCGAAGTTCGGCGACTTCACCGCGGCATCGCTGGCCCCGACGGAGGCCTTTGCCTTCTTCCAGAATGGCGGTTCCACCCTGTACTTCGTGCGTGTGGTGCATGAGGCCGATGCCGTGAAGGCGCGTTGCTTCCTGACCAAGGACGTCCAAGGTATGGAGGTGGTGGAGGGCGACAGCGCGGTGAGCTACAGCTTCAGCTTGCCCAAGGCCCCCGTGGTCCCGCACGGCAGCTACGGCCCCAGCCCCTACACGCTGGCCGTCTCCTTGGTGCTGACTACGACGGATGGCGAGGTCGTGCCGAAGATCGGGACCTTCACCGACAACGGCGATGGCACCTTCGCCATCACGGGCACGGGCGGGTTCGACGATGGCGTGGACACCACGGGCTCGATCGACTACGAGACCGGCGAGGTGTACCTCACCTTTGGCACGCCAGCCGACTTCCCCGCGGGACAATTCCTCACAGCGAGCTGGGTCTACGAGACCTTCCGCTTCGACCTGAAGTGGCCGGGCCTCGCGGGCAACAGCTATCGTGCCGTCGTAAGCGGGACCCCCGACTACTACGTGGCCGCGACGGCGAGCTACACGCGCTTTGACGTGACCATCGACGAGTACGTCGAGAAGATCCAGGGCTGGAACACCATCGAGACCTACCAGGGGGTGGTGCTCGATGACGCGAGCAGCCCGCAGTTCATCGCCACGGTGCTCAACGACCTCAGCGCGGGCTCCGACATCGCCGCGGTCGTGGCCTTCAACCGCGAGCTGCCCCCCGAGCTGGCGGGCACCCACTATGCGGCCAGGGACGTCAGCAACTCCCCGGCCTACAATGGCGCCAACAAGGAGTTCGTGTACCAGATCGGCACCTCGGTGGCGAAGACTACCCTGGCGATGCAGCTCGGCTTCAAGCACAGCCCGCTGCCGATCATCACGACGATCCCGCTCATCACGGACACCACGTGGGCCTGGACCCCGGCGACGCCGACCCAGCTCCACCTCAACACCTCGACCGCGAAGACCTCGGTGGCGGCGGGCGTGCTCGTGAGCTTCACCCTGGACGGGGACGGCGCCAAGATCGCGGGCGACGACGGCGCGGGCAACCTCAAGGTGGTCGTGGCCGGCAACTGCACGGGCGACACCGTGGGTACCGTGAACTACCTGACGGGCGCCCTGGCTCTTGACGTGAGCGGGCTCGCCGACACGTTCGACGGGGTGGCAGCGGTGCGCATCACGCAGCTCTACTACGGCCCCGTCGTGATCGACGATGGCAACGGCAACCTCAGCCTGCAGCGCCCCTGCGGCGCCTACGCCCTCAACAGCAATGGCACGAACCGCGTGGACTACACCACGGGCGCCTGCACGCTGACGTGGAAGATCGCGGGCAACCCGGCCGCGGGCCCCACGGCAGACACCTACCCCGCCCAGGCCCCGATCACGAAGCCGCAGACCGCGACCTACTACACGCAGCCCGGCGCGGCCGTGGTGGTGCAGTTCTTCGACGGCGCGGACGGCTCGGCCCTCGACCGCAGCGATGTCACGGGCGCCACGCTCGTCGCGGACTACAAGGGCCTCTACGCCCTCGACCAGGTGGACGCGATGATGAGCGTCGTGGTCGCCGACTTCCAAACCGACGAGCTGGTCTGCACGGACGTCATCGACTACGCCATGCTCCGCAAGGACAAGTTCGCGATCTTCACCGCGCCGGAGGGCCTGGAACCGCAGGAGGCCGTGAACTGGAAGAAGTTCACGCTGGGCCGTTTCACGAAGTACGCTGCGGTGTACTACCCGCACATCCGCGTGACCGACCCCGTGACCCAGGCGGCCATCAACCTGCCCTGCGGCGGCCACGTGGCGGGGCGCTTCGCGACGACCGACATCAACAAGAACGTCGGCAAGGCGCCGGCCGGCACGGGCGATGGCGCGCTGAGCTGGCAGATCGGCCTGGAGCGCGACCTCACCCCGTTGCAGGTGGGCATCTGCTACCAGGACAAGCTCAACTGCCTCGTGAGCTGGCCGCAGACGGGCCGCGTGATCTGGGGCGCCAAGACCCTCGACATCGCGGGCGGCGAGTGGCCCTACATCCAGATGACGCGCCTCTTCCAGTTCGTGGAGAAGAGCGTGTTCAACGCGACCCACGTGCACGTCTTCGAGAATAACGGCCCGCAGCTCTGGGGCCGCGTGAAGCTCCAGCTCGACACGTTCCTGCTTGGCCTCTTCCAGCAGAACTACTTCGCGGGGACCTCGCCCAAGGAGGCTTTCTTCGTGATCTGCGACCGGACAAACAACCCGCAGAACACCGTGGACCAGGGCATCATGTTCGTCGACGTGGGCCTCGCGCCGAACAAGCCTGCGGAATTCATCGTATTCCGTTTCTCACAGAGGGCCTTGGTATAATGTTGTGATCGTTGCTGTTTTTGAAGCGGAGGGTTGAAAGTTGAAACGTGGAAAAAAAGTAGTACCGGCATTAGAGGCGGCGATGGTCGCTGCGTATGCGTTTGCGGCGCAGTACCCGCGTGAGGCCGCGCGGCTCAAGATGATCGGGCCGGCCGAGATGGTGGCGCTGGGGCTGGATGATGCGCGGTATGAACACCACGCTATGGCAACCGCGGTGGACGAGCTACGGGCCGAGGTCGCCGACATGGCGGCGGCGGCGGTGAGGGCAGAACCATGACGGACGTATTTGCGACGCAGGTGGTGCACGAGGTGGCGGGCTCGGGCCACATCGACGGGACGGCCACGAATGGCGTGGGTACCGAGGAGACGATCGAGCGCGGGCGCATCCAGGTGTTCACGGCGGGGACCAAGGGCGGGCTCTTCCCGGCCCACACGCGCGTGGGCATGCGGGTGGAGTACGTGGCGTGGAACCTCCCCACGGGAGGCTCCCCGACGATCACGGTGAGCCTCGTGGACGGCGACAACATCGTCTACAAAATCGAGAGCTTGGCGGCCGGGACGGGCTCCTTGCGCTTTGGCAGCAACGGGCTTTTCGTGCCGCCGGGGTGGAAGCTCAAGGTGGAGAGTTCACTCGCCTGCACGGCGCTGGGGCGCGTGACGGTGTGCGTGTTCAGGGGCTGGTCGCAGACGCTGCCGGGCGTCATCGGGACGGAAACGCTGCCGGGCTGAGGGCCGGGCTAGACACGAAAAGGAGCAGACATGTCACGGGCAATCTCGACAGATTTTTATCAGAATTTCCGCTATCATGTGCAGCTTGTCCCTGGGGACGGTTATGCGACGATGCCGGATGCGTTCAAGGTCCAGGCGGGCTTCAACACGCTGAGCATCCCCGAGCTGACGATGGACGCCGTGGAGTACCGCGAGGGCACGACGATCTTTACGCAGAAGTTCAGCGGCATCCCGACGTTCAGCGAGGTCACCATGACCCGTGGCGTCACGGCGTCCGACAGCGACTTCTGGCGCTGGGGCCAGAATGCGGCGAAGGGTGGTGAGTATCGCGCTGACCTTCAAATCCTGCACTTCTCACGAGAAGAGGCCTCCAAAGGGAACTTGGTTGGCGCCAGTGACGCGTGGCGTACATACATCTGCCGGGAGTGCGTGCCGATTCGCGTGAAGATCGCGGCGGACATGGATGCGACGAGCGGGGACGTGTCGATCGCGGAGTTCGGCCTTGCGGTCGAGTCGGTCCAATTGTTTATCAACGGAGAAGCTGTCTGATCCCTGCGGTCTCCCCGCGGCGGGGGGCGCGGGGCCATGAGGTAGGCAGTGGTTGATGTGCGGAAGACGGCTAGCGATGTGCGAGGTACGCTTAAGGCGGTCAGCAAGAGTCGCATGTTCGACCTGCTGCAGACGCATCGCTTCTGGCTGCTGGATCTGATCCCCTCGACGACCTTCCCCTTCTTCGTGTTGGGCTCGCCCATGTACGGGTTCGCGAGCATCACGGCCCCGGAGATCACCCTGCAGACGCGGGAGATCAAGCAGCTCAACTCCATGTGGACCACGGTGGCCTACGAGGGGGGCGGCTGCGGGCCGATCTCGCTGACGCGCGGGGCCCGCATGAACGACGACACGCTGTACGACTGGGTGAAGCGGGCGATGCGCGGCTCCGACATGGTGCAGCGCACCCTGCTTCTCATCCACTACACGGGCGTGAATGCCTTCCAGGAGGCGGGGGGCTACAACCTCGACCTCCCGGCCCCCCTGGAGACCTGGGAGGGCGCCTCGTTCGTGCCGGGGCGCGTCTGGGTGCTTTGGGACTGCCTCCCCACGCGGTACAAGGCGGGGAGCGACTTCGACGCGCACTCGGCGGACGTGAGCATGATGGAGCTGGATCTGCAACCCCACGCGGTCGAGGAGATCGTGCTGGGGGCCAGCAAGTCGGACATGATGGTGGCAGCGGCGCCCATTGGGTTGGGCATCGCGGCGCTCGTCAAGACTGCATGAGGTGATCCATGGCGTGGCTGGCGAAGCTGAAGATCGAGAGCCGGAAGCTGATCGTGATGCTCCTCAGCGTGGCGGCGTACCTGACCAATGCGCTGACGGGGAAGCACATTGACGAGGCCACCATGCTGACGGTCCTCGGGCTAGTTGGGGCGTGGCTCCTCGCGCAGGGCATTGCGGACCATGGGACCCAGGGCGCGGCCATTGCGGTGCGCCGGGCGGCCAAGCAGGGCGAGGGTGTGTCGGCGGCGGTCACGGCGGCCCTCAGCCGGGCCCCGGCGGCCTCGGGGGGCGATCCCGATGCGGCGCAGCCCCAGTGGGCGGACACGAGCGCCATGGACGTCGCGGACCAGGGGGTCGTGGATAGTGTAGACATCTCGTCGGATCGCACGATCGTGGCTGGCTTCAAGCCGGGGTTGTTGGTCGAAAAAAAGAAGTGACGCTGCGTACGCGCGTACGCAAGGAGCGAGGGTGATGACACGGAATTTACGGGCCTTGGCGGCGGACCTGCGGACGATCGTGGAGTGGGGCGGGGGGCGTGGGGGACGCGGGCGCGATCCCTACCTCATGAAGGCGAAGGCTGCGGGAACCGACGCCAAGGGCCTGGCCTACAAGAAGGGCGAGGAGGTCCTCTACTACCCCAACGACAAGCTCATCCTGGCGGGCGCCAACAAGGACAAGGCGTGGCGCGAGTTCCAGGCGGCGCGGGACGACGAGGCCTTCATGGGCGGGGGCTACTGAGGCGATGCGTGCCCTGCTGACCCGCTTGGAGGAGGGCTTCCGGATCCGCCGCGAGGGCCTGCCCCTGGAGCTAAAGCCGGCGCCCCGCGCGGGCACGGGGAGCGGCGGGGCCTACGCGGCGGGCGAGGAGATCCTGTGGTCGCCGAGCACGGGCCAGGTCTGGGTGGGGGCGGCGAAGGACGAGATGCTGGCGGGGCTAAAGGAGCGCGGCCGGATGGACCGCGTGGTGAGGAAGCCATGAGAGCGTTATTGGAGCGACTGGAAGAGGGGATGAGCGGCGGCACGGCGGTGGCGGTGAAGGAGCTGCCGGAGGCCCTGCAGAAGGCCCTGAAGAGCATGGGCTACGGGCGCCGGGACATCCACGTGTCAGCGCGCACGGATGTCGACCTGAACCCCTACGCGGGCGAGGGCCAGAAGGGCTTTGCCGTGGTCGTCAACCTGGCGACCGGGGTCTACAAGGCCTCCGAGGGCTCCTGGGGCGGTGCCAACATGTTTACGAGCCGGTCGATCGACACCGTGCAGGAGCGCTATCCCTTGCCGCCGGACGGGGCGGTGATCGTGGGCACCACGGGCTACCACGGGACCTCGGCGAGCATCTATGTGCATCCGAGCGCGTTGGCGCCCCTGCTGCCGGGGAAGACGGACGTGACGGAGCGCGAGGCGCGCATCTTGGCCATGATGGGCTTCACGTCGGCGTACCGGAAGGAGCTGTTGGCGGACAACAAGGTGACCTCGGACGAGATCGATGCCCTGGTGGCCAAGAAGATGCTGGCTAAGAACAAGGCGGGGGCGCTGAGTCTGACGACGGCGGGCAAGAACGCCGCGGGCGACCGCCGCGGGATGTAGCAAGGAGGCGACATGGGTACGTTGAGCAGCCGCCTGCGGGCGTTGGTCGAGGGGCGCGGGGGGCGCATGGAGACGGTCACGAGCCACACGCGGGTCAAGGTCTCTGCTTTTGTGCTGGACCCGGACGAGGGGTGGGTGGCCGACCTAAGCGACGAGGAGATCTACGACGTGCATCAGGGCGCCATCGAGCAGTGGCCGGTGGACGAGGATAAGATCCGTGACGCGCTGGAGCGCGAGAACGTGCCCGAGGCCAAGATCAAGCGGATGTTGGATGGGAAGCTGGGCAAGCGCATCACGCTGCCGGGGCGCGACGGCCTCACGGTGGACGTGCGCCATGAGGAGCCCAAGCAGCCGAGCGACCCGGCGGATCGCATGGACTGGCCGCCGGATAGCATGCGGGACAAGCGTCGTCGATGACCCCCGGCGACGCCGGGCAGCGTGGGATCGTGAAGGAGGAGACTATGAGATCTTTGATCGAGCGCCTTGAGGCGATGCCGGAAGAGGTGGTCACGAGAGACGATGGATCCCTGGATTGGGTTGATACGCCGTCGGATAAGTTTGTGGGCTTCGTCTGCAACGTGATCAAAGCGGGCGGGCCAAACGGCTTGGAACAGGTGAAAAAGGTGGCCAAGGAGTACGGCGTGAAGATCGTCAAAGTGATTGGCGATCAGATCCACGTGAAGCTACCCGGTGGGAAGTATGGGTTCTTCACGCCCATGGGTTCCAGGGCGGATCGGTCGTATCAGTGGGCGCCCGCGGCGGCCAGCAACTACAAACCCGATAGCGATTTCATGAAGGGCCGCTGATGACCCCCGACGACGCCGTGCAGCTGGCCCTGGACCACGTGCTGACCGTGCTGACGCACGGGGGGCGCGTGCGGCCCAATGCGCCTGCGCGGTGGACGGCGCCCCTAGAGCGCACGGCGGGCTGGGTGCAGGGGCGGTTAAGGGCCCCGATCCGGGGGCGCCTGGGCGGGGGCGAGGTGCGCCTCACGGTGCGGGCCCCCCGCTGGGCGGGTGGGACCCCGTGGGTCCTCCTGCGGTGGACGCGCAGCCCCCTGGGCTACTGGTGGACGGCGCGCTGGCGCCTGCGGGACGCGGAGGCCCTGGCGGACGACGGCCGGATGCGCGCGGCCCTCGCGGACGTGGGGCGCAGCGTGGACCGGAGCGTGATCCGCAAGAGCCTCAACCGGGCCTACCGGACGGAGCGGGTACAACCGGCGCGGGACCGCGCCTTTGCGAGCGGCCTCAAGGCCGTGTGAGGAGACACCAATGTCACGATCTGATCGCTTTCAGCAGCACGAAGACGAGATCGCCGGGCTGACGGGCAATACGCCGAACTTCGACACGGACGCCGAGGTGCGCGAGTACTTTACGCGCAAGAACATCAAGGAGATGTTCCCTGGCGAGCGCGTCCCGAGCCAGAGCGAGCTGAACGACTACGCCGATCTCGTGATCGAGTTCAAGGCCACGAGCGCGAGCGGCATGTGGAGCAAGGCGGCGCAGCGCAAGATGGCGGCCGAGGGGTGGGCGCCGGCGCGGTCGATGCGGCGGCTGATCGAGGGTCTGCAGCGGGTTATGGAGGAGAAGGAGACGTACCTTGTCATCAAGAAGGGCAAGGACGGGACGCTCTTCCTGACGGGGACGAAGTGGAGCCCCGAGTACCCGGATGCCATGATCTTTAACACGATCAGCAAGGCGGAGAAGGCGGCCAAGCAGTATGGCGGCGAGGCCCTCTCCAAGACCGATTTCGACGAAGACAACTACTGAGATCAGCCTGCGGGCTGTGCGAAGGAGCAAGACCATGGGCACGATGAAGAATCTGATCGAGGCAACGAGTGGCACAGGGAAGGTCGTGGGGCCCAAGGTGAACCTGAATGGCACCAGGGGCAAGGACCTGTTGGATCAGGTGATCGATGCGGGTCATGGCGTTAGCAAGGCAATGGATGCCCTGGACGACGCGGCCCCGCATGGGCGCGACTACCTCCCGCAGGGCCAGGGAGAATACCCGCTGGCGGCCAAGCAGCACGCAGACCGCATGGCGCGGCTCAAGAGCGTGTACGATGAGCTGCAGCAGGTGGCTATGTTGATCGCCAATCAACTGTAGAACGGAGCGTGGACATGGGAACCATGAGGCGTGTGATCGAAGAACAAGCGCAGGCCTTTGGCTGGCACAAGCCGGCCGAGGTGATGCAGGTGCTGCGGGATGCCTACCTCAAGATTCACTCGCTGAAGGCGGACTTTGACCGCATGGAGGAGATCCCCTCCTACCTGAGTCCGGCGTACAGCGCGGTGCTCAAGGCGGCGGGGGACATCGGGAAGGCACAGGACAGCGCGCAGGAGGTCGACAATCAGCTGCGCCACGCGCGGAAGACGGTGCGCTGATGGGCACGATGCGTGTGTTGCTAGAGCGCCTCACGGGGCGCTATCGGTTCATCTTCAAGCCGGAAAAGCTGGGCAACGCGAGCTTTGGCCCGGACGTGAAGCTGGTGGCGAAGCCCACGAAGACGGTCAGCGTGGAGCTGGAGCACTACGCACAGACGGACCGTTGGCACGCGACGATCCTCGATGATGTGGACGCGGAGCACAGCCCCGACGGCATCGTAGGCGGGCATGCCTTCGCGAAGGGGCTCACGCAGGCTGAGGCCGAGGAGGCCGCGATCGAGGTGACCCTGAAGTACCTGGGGGACAAGGGGCGCCGGCCCAAGTACGAGGCGATCGACACGGACTTCAGCGATCCCGCCGCGAAGCTGGACGGCATCGAGCGGCGCATGCTGAAGGCGATGGTGGGGACGTGGCTGGACGTGGGGCAGATCGCGCGGGCCGTGAAGGTCGATCCGGCGCGGGTGCGGGTGCGGCTCGACAACCTGATGGAGCTGGAGCGGGTGGAGCGTAAGGTGGCAGGGGACCGCCTGCTCTACACCGCGCTGCAGTAGGAGGACGCCCATGGGCACGATGCAGGCTTTGATCGAGGGGGTCGTGACGTTCCAGGCGCAGCGCACGGGCAAGGGGTTCCGCTCGGAGCCGCGGCCGGGGGTGCATGTCGAGGTCCTGCCGGGGCGCGCGCCGGAGGAGTGGGAGCTGTCCATCTACGACGAGGAGTTCCCCGACGATGCCATCGGCGATGCGGCGCAGGTCATCGCCCTCTATGGGAAGACCGTCGACGCGATGCTGACCGCGGCGCGGGGCTACGTCACGCAGTACATCAAGCGGCACCCCAAGGGGTGGGCCGAGGCGGACCGCGAGGAGAAGTTCCAGCGCATGGGACGGGGGCGCTAGATGCCGTCGAACGCGGTGATCATCTTCGGGGCGCGCGTGCCCCTGCCGGAGGCCGTGCGCGTGGCGGGGGGCAGCGCGGCGAACTACCTGGACGACGGGGAGCCCGCGTTTAAGGCCAAGCCCCGCGTGCGGCCCCTCCAGCACTTTGTCTTGCATGAGACCTGCGGGAACACGGCGAGCGGGTGCAAGGACACGTTGATCCGCAAGGGCTACGGCGTCCAGCTCATCCTGGGGCCGGACGGGCGCCTGAGCTGCCACGGGGACCTCGGGACGGCCGTGATGGTTCATGCGAACCAACTCAACCCCACGAGTATCGGGGTGGAAGTCTGCAACCCTTACGCGCCGGCCTACGCGCGCAAGCCGTTCGGGCCGACGATCCCGGCAGAGTGGTGGACGTGGGTGCCGGCGGGCGGGGCCAAGGCCTACGTGCTGCCGATGCCCGTGCAGCTCGCGGTGCTCAAGGCCCTCGTGCCGTGGCTCTGCGGGCAATTAGGGATCCCGGTGGCCTTCCCCACGGCGGGGCTGAACGCCCAGCAGCGGAAGATCCCCGGCTGGGACCGGCGGCCGGCGGCGGTGCCGGGACCTGGGGTGGTAGATCATTTTAGTTTCGCCAGCCATGCGGACGGCCGTTACCTCTTGGAGGTGGTGGCGGGGCTACGGGCGTGAAAAGCGCGACGGGGGCAGGGGCGCGCGGTATAACGAGACGAGGGCGAGCAACGCGAGGAGCGATGACCATGCGGACGATGCGCGATCTGATTAGGCAGCTGGCGGAGGCCACGATCCGGGGCAACGCGGAGGACGCGGAGGATGTGGCGGCGTTCAACAAGAAGTACGAGCCTGGCGACACGATCTTGGTCATGGGCGAGGATGGGGTCGTAAAGCGGCAGCTTGAAACGGCGGCGGCGCTGACCAAGACGGGCAGGGCCTTTGTGCGGATCTTTATTGGATTACCCGGAGAACGGCGCCGTGATGGGCGCAACAACTCCCAGATCGTGTACTTCGATAAGATCCACAGTGAGTATTGAACGGAGGACCACATGCGGACGATGCGACAACTGATCGAGGGCCTGCGGGGGATGCTAGGGGAGGCGCGCAAGGCGGCCAAGGTCAAGGCGCCGACGCACCAGAGCACGACGGCGGGCGAGCCCGTGAGCACCCACGCGGCTAAGGCGGCCAAGCTCCGCGCCTTGATGCCGCGTGGTGGCGCCTTCCAGGGCAAGGCGAACTTCCCGAACATTAAATCGCGGCTGGATGGCAAGTACGAGCCCGAGCCCTCTCCGCGCAAGAAGGCCAAGAGCGCGGGCGGGGATGCCACGATGCCGGGCCCGAGCGGGGACGTGGACGGCAAGTGGGTCACGGTCAAGGGCAAGCGCCTGTTCTTCCCGGACCAGCCGGGCGGGGATGTCCCCGAGGGCCCCTGGGGCGGCGCGCCGTTCCGGCCGGGCTGGGCGGGCCGGGGTGGGAAGTTCCGCGCGGGCCGTGGTGTGATGCCGCAGAAGGGCCAGCTTGGGCTCCCCGGTCTCAAGCGAGGCAAGAAGAAGCACGAGGCTAGCACTTACGGGGGGCGGCGCCTGAGCGAGGCCTTGGCGGGGATCGTCGGGGGCATCCTGGCGGAGTACAAGACGCCGGGGTGGAGCACGACGCCGAGCGGCAAGGGCGGCAAGGTGTGGAACGTGAAGCCGCCGGGCAAGAAGGGCGTGTGGCGCACCGTGGGGGGCAAGCACGTGTTCTACCCGCAGGACGGGAGCGGGCCCTGGGGTGGGGCGCCGTTCCGGCCCGGCTGGACGAAGAAGAGCGGGAAGTTCCGCCCGACGGCGAAGAAGGGCGTGAAGGCAAAGCAGTAGCGCCCCTACGGGGGCACGAGGTGACTATGCGCGGACGGCTATCATCCAAACTGCGCGAGATTGTGGCGGCCCCACGGGCCGCGCGGGTCCAAGAGACGGGCGTCCCGGCGATAGCAGCGGGGCTGGATCCAGAGGCGCGGCGCGTGGGACGCCTTCTGCGGATGGAGGCGGAGCGCGCGACCAAGGGGCGGGCTTGCCGCTTCGTCGCGGGGGACGCTGGCTTGCAGGCGGTGCTGGAGGGGCACGACGCGGCGGCGGTGGCGCGGCAGGTGGCGCGGCGCTTTGAGCGCGAGGCTGGCTGGCGGGCCGTGGTGGAGCGCGATCGGCGCGGGGCCCTTGTGGTCCTGACGCCGATCACGGAGACGGCGGTCGAGCCCTCCTCGGATGTCGAGGCCATGCAAGCCAACGTGGTGCAGTGGGCCAAGCAGCACTTGCCGCCAGAAATTACGGTGCAGGGGGTGCAGGGGACCCTCTTTGTGGACGTGCAGGGGATAAGTGCGGCGGCGAAGGCCGCGTTGTTGGATGCCAAGCAGCAGGTGGGGGCATACATCCTTCAGCACTTTAGCCATCGCAAGTGGATCAAGGTCCAGCACCGGGGCTTCAAGATGTGGACCTATGACTTCGGGGGGCGGCCCGAGGGGTTGCGGGTAGGCTTTGAGGTCAAGCGCACGCCCGAGGAATCAACGGCTGTGCTAGCGGGGCCCAGCGCGTGGCGGGCGATCCAGAAGAAGGACATCGGGGCATGATTACGAGCGCAAACGTGGCGGGGGTCCCCGTGCCACTGGGGAGCCGGATGCCCCGCAGGCGGCCGGGGGCGATCCGGCCGGGGCTCGTGGCGGCGGGGGCGCTGCCGGGGCGTGGGCCGCGCATGCGCATGCGTGGGGGCCTCGTGCGCGTGGAGGCCCTGACGCCGGCGGCCCAGCAACTTGACGAGGGCGTGGGGACGCGCATGGCGGGCATCCTCGGCAAGGCGGCGGCCCAGGGGCTGGGCCGGGCGGGGGTCGCGGTGGGGAAGGCTGCGGGGCGGGGCGTGGCGAAGGTGGTCAAGAAGGGCTGGGGCGCGACGAAGGACGCGATGTCCCCGGCGATGCGGCACAAGATCGCGGTGATGGGCGGCAAGGCGGCCGCCCTCAAGCGGCGGGGCAAGCATAAGTTCAAGGTGGTCAAGAAGGCCCTCAAGAAGAAGGGCCAGCAGCTCATGAAGTCGCGCTTCGGCAAGGCCCTGGGGGCCACGGGGCGCGGCCTCAAGACGTTTGGGCGGGGCGTGGCGGCGAGCGCGCGCACGGTCCACGCGGCCTACCAGACGGCGAAGGCGCAGGAGACCACTGCGAAGGTGGGCAAGGCGCTGAAGGCGGCGCGCAAGGGTGGCGACAAGGAGCTGGTGCGGGCCCTCTCCATGATGCAGCAGGGCATGGGGCGGGGGGACGCGAAGCGGGTCAAGGCGGCGGCGGCGGCCCTCAAGCTGATCGCCACGCACCGGGCGGGCGGGGGCACGGGCCCGAGCAAGCACGCGGCCAAGGCGCTCGCGAGTCGGAGTCCCAAGAAGAAAGCTGCGGCGCCCACCGCGGGGGACGTCACGGCGGCAAAGGCGCGCCTGAAGGCCAAGGCAGCGGGCAAGCAGCGCGCGAAGGCCGCGGAGGCGGAGCTGACCAAGCGCGGGTCGGCGATCGATCGTGAGGCGGCGGCGGGGCGCGCTAAGCAACGCGCGAAGGCCGCGGAGGCGGAGCTATCCAAGCGCGGATCCGCGATCGATCGTGAGGCGGCAGCGGGGCGCGCGCGGTAGCAGTCGGGGGCGCAGGCCTAGTCTTTTTTTCCTGCACGATCGAGATTTTTGTGATATGTAGGCGGGTACGATCCCCACAGTCGCAAGGCTGGCCCGGCCGTTGGTGCACCATCACCAGCGGCCATTTTTTTTGTCGTCGATATTTCGCCTGAGTGGTGTTAGGGTGGCCGCGGTGGCCATGGTGGGCCACCTAACACACAAGGAGACGGTAATGAGCAACGAGAGGGCGATCGCAAAGGCGTTCGAGTTCGAGGGCAATCAGGTGCGGATTGAAGTAATTGAGGGGGAACCATGGTTTGTGGCGAAGGATGTGGCTGAGGTGTTGGAGTATTCGCCGAACAGCGATATCAACAGTTTGATGTCCAAAGTTCCAGATCAGTGGCGTTGTCCCAAACCGTTTGGGACGAGTGCGGGAATACGCGAGATGCTTTGCCTTTCCGAGCAGGGTCTCTATTTCTTTTTGGCGAGAAGCGATAAGCCAAGGGCCTTGCCTTTTCAGATGTGGATCTCCGGGGAGGTGTTGCCCAGCATCCGCAAGACGGGGCGGTATGAAATGCCGGGCGCGGTGCCGCCGGGGCTGCCCGACTTTAACGATCCGATCGCCTCGGCCGAGGCGTGGCTCGTGGAGGCCAAGGGGCGGCGCGAGGCGGAGGCGCAGGTGCAGCAGCTCGTGCGTTACCAGGAGCGTTCGGCCCCATTCGTGAGCTTTGCGGCGAGCGTGATGGACTCCCCGACCACGTACTATGTGGGGCAGGTGGCGAAGGCGATCACGCAGGGTACGACGAAGCGCGTGGGGCAGAACGTGTTCTTTGCGTGGCTGCGTGAGGAGGGCTTCGTGCACAAGCGGGGGCCTCGGCGCAATGAGCCCACGCAGCGCAGTATCGAGCAGCGCATCATGGTGATCGTGGAGCACGTGCGCGAGACGGAAGAGGGCGCAAAAGTGATCGACCGCACGACGCGGATCACGGGCAAGGGGCGTTTATACTTTTATGGGCGGTTCTTTGTTATGGCGATCCTGGATGGGTTGACACCACTGCATGAACCGCCTGATGTGGCCTACGACCTTGACGAGGGGGATGTTGAGGTAGAGCGCGAGGCGGCCATCCTCGTGGCGTCGGAGCTGGCCCCCGAGGACGCCTGAGCCCAGAAACTTGCGGGTGGCGGGGGCCTTGAGTAAGATCGACACAAGGAGCCCCCCTCATGCGGTTAAACGTCGAGATCAAGCAGGACATCTACGAGGAGCTGACGCGGCACGCGGCGCGGTCCGGGCGCACGGTCTCCGACGTGGTGCGGGAGCGCATGTACGCGTACTGCCTGGAGGAGCGCGCGGTTGAGGCGCGGCTGCGGGCGGTGGGGGCCCCGTCCTTGTTGACGGAGCAGAAGCAACCAGCGGAAGGCGGAGCAGGATGACGAAGCAGCACGTGGAAGAGCAGCCAGCAGAGCAGGGGGAAGGGGCGGCGCCGGCACCAGCGCCCGTGGTCGAGCAGGGGAAGGCAGGCGTGAACCTGCACGATCCGCGGGCCACGACGCTCGGGGGCGAGCTGCCGTGCGGGCATATTGACGCGGAGGGCACGGTGCACTTCACCTACATCGTGCAGGAGATGTCGGGCACGGAGGAGGACATCCTAGCGGGCAAGGGGCCGGTGATCGCGCGGTTGAACCGCATGATCGGCAACTGCCTGGTGCAGCTGGGGACCGTGACGGGGCGTGGGGCCCTGCGGGGGGTGGCGCACGTCTTGACCTCGATGGACCGCTCGGTGCTGCTGATCGCGGTGCGGCGGGCCTCCCTGGGCGACCTCTACGACATGCGGGTGGGCTGCCCGAAGTGCGGGAAGGAGGCCCCGTTCGCGGTGGATCTCAGCGAGTTGGCGATCACGGCGATGCCGGATCGCGCGGTGCGGATCTTCGAGGAGCCCCTCCCCAGCGGGCGCACCGCGGTGTGGCGCGTGATGGGGGTGGAGGACGAGGAGTGGGCGGCGCGCAAGCGCAAGGGCAGCGATGACGACCTCGCCACGCTGTCGCTGGCGGCCCGCGTGACGCACGTGGATGGGCGGCCCCTGGACCGCGAGCGCGGGTGGGCGGAGACCCTCCGGGCGCTCAAGGCGCTGCCCCTGCGGGATCGCGAGCGCCTACGGGTGGCGTTCGATGAGCGCGAGGGCGGGATCGATGACAAGGTGGAGTTCGCGTGCGCGGCGTGCGAGCATGAGTGGACGGCGAGCCTGGACGTGTCACAGCCGGGTTTTTTCTTCCCGTCGGCAGCGTCGGGGCGCTAGAGTCGGATGTGTTCTCCCTCATCGAGCACATGGGGTTGAACTACACCGACGCGATGGCGATGCCCTACAGCCGGCGCCAGCGGCTGCTGCGGGAGAAGATGGAGATGGAGCAGCGGCGCGCGGGGCAGCGCGAGGCGAGCACGGCGCGGGCGCGACGACGGCGGTAGGCGCGCTGCGCATGCGCATGCGCAACCGGGGGCGAAGAGGATAGCGATGGCCAAGCTCGGGTTCGCCTTTAGCTTCGGGGCGCGGGATGACGGCATGGGCCGGGCCATGGGGTCTGCGCTCGACTCGATCACCAAGATCAACAAGGGGCTGGCCACGCAGAACGGCCTCGCGGCGGGGGGCAAGCTCGCGGGGGCCCTCAAGGCCGTGGCGGGCGGCGCGGGCAAGGCGGCGCTGGGGGTCGGGGGCATGGCCAAGGGCCTCGCGGGGGCCTTCTCCAATAGCGTTAGGAACCGCGTCAACAGCTTCAACCTCTCGACGATCGCGAGTGGCGTCCGCAGCCTCACGCAGGACAGCGGCAATCTCAGCAACAGCATGGAGAGCATCGGGGCGAGCTACGCGCAGCAGGCGCGGCCCGCCCTGGCGATGATGGGCGTCACGGGGGCGGAGCTGAAGAAGCTCACGGGGCAGGCCAGCGGCATGGCCTACGGCATGAACGTGGGCGTGGAGACCGTGGTCAAGACGATGGGGGCCCTGCGCAATGCGGGCGAGGCCTCGAAGAGCGTGTTCGATGCTTTGGGGATGAGCACGCAGGAGTTCGTGAAGCTCGCCGAGGGCACGGGCATGGCCACGGAGCAGCTCGGGGCCCTGGGCGGGGACCTCGTGGCGTCGTGGGGCTTCACGGGCAAGCAGGCCAAGCAGACCTTGGAGTACATGGTCGCCATGGGCAATCAGGGCGGGATCGGCGCGCAGATGTTCACCCAGATGGGCGATCAGATGGGCGGCCTTAACACGATCCTCGCTAAGCAGGTGGCCACGCACATGCGTTCGGCGGCTGAGATCCAGGGCACGGTGCAGGCCTCGGTGCGTCTCGCGGGGGCCTATCACCAGATGGGGCTCAGCGGGGAGGAGGCCTCGAAGGCGGCCTCGGAGACCTCCAACAAGTTCCTGGAGTGGCAGGTGGCCGTGGAGCGCGCGCAGCTAGGCCTCGGGGAGATGCCGGACATCTTCACGAAGCTCAGCGCCCTCGGGATGGGGACCGAGGAGGCGATGCGCATGATCGCCCTCGGCTCGCAGGACTCCGCGGCCGGCATGGCCGAGATGGGCAAGTGGATGAAGGTCGCGCAGCAGAGCGGGAAGCAGCTCGACGCTGCGGTCCTTGGCGACCTCACGGAGACCTTCGGGGAGGCCGGTAGCAATGCGGTCTACCTGGCCATGAGCACGACGCAGGGGGCCACGGCCCTGGAGAAGATGAGCACGGCCACGGTCAAGGCGGATGGGGCCCTCAAGAAGTTCGCGAACGACTCCTACTCCAGCGGGCGCACCCTGCAGGAGGGCCTCGACATGGCCAAGGAGATGTTCCAGACGCGCATCCGCGCGATCACGCGCCCCGAGGTCAAGGGGTTCGTGAAGGAGGAGATCGCGAGCTACAAGGAGATGGGCAAGCAGGCCAAGGCCATGGCCAGCGATGCCACGTGGGGGCCGCTCATCAAGGCGTACTCCGTATTCGACCAGATGGGCGCCAAGGGCGTGATGCTCCATTTCGGCAAGCAGATGGGGATGAACACCAAGGACGCCCAGAAGTTCGGGATCGGCCTGGAGTTGGCGATGGACGGCGTGGGGAAGGTCCGCGAGTCGATCGCGCCGCTCATGGAGACCCTGGGCATGGGGCCCTTCGCGGGGATCGTCGGGGGCATCGCGGGGTGGTTCATGCTGCCACAGGCCACGCGGGACGAGATCTGGAAGCAGTTCGAGCCCCTGTGGATCAAGATCAAGGATCAGGCGTGGGCGATCTGGGACAAGATCGTGCCGCACGTGAAGGCGGGGTGGGTGGATTTCACCACGTGGTTCAAGGAGTCGGTGTGGCCGGCTATTGCGCAGGCGGGGGAGGACGCGTGGGCCTATCTCACGAGCGAGGGTGGCCCCATCGATCAGGGGATCGCTAAGATCAAGGCGTTCTTCGGGAAGATGTGGGACAACACGGGCGTCCTCGGGAAGGTGGCGATGGTGGGGGTGATGGGGGGCCTCGCCGCGCAGATCCCTGGCGTGGGGATGATCATCACGAAGGTGGTGGGGGGCGCCCTGGGCCTGGCGTTCAACGGGATCGGGGCCGCGGCCCAGGCAAGCCCCGGTCTGCTCGGGCTCGCGGGGGTTATCACGGGGATCGGCGTGGTGGCGATCAACGCGTGGTTTGACTACCTAAACAAGGGGCTTGATGAGCAGATCGCCAAGACCACGGCGAAGATCGATGCGCAGTACAAGAAGGTCAAGGGCCTTCAGGAGACTACGCGCATCGACCGGCAGAACATCAACGAGGACTTTGGGCGGACAGGCACCACGGGCGACGTGACCAAGATGGACCGGGCGCTCAAGGACGCGTTGCGCACTCAGAAGGACTATGCGGGCGAGACGGGGCGTTTGAAGGGGAGCAATTACGTCAGTGAGGTCTCGGGGCAGAAGATCGACATGGGCCGCATGGCGGCGACCTTTGCCAAGGTCCAGGCGGTGCCAGCCTTCCAGATGCAGGCCGCGGAGATCGAGCAGAAGGCCGCGGCGCAGGAGCAGGCGGGCGCGTTTGGAGACAAGGCCTTCGCTCCGTGGCAGGTTCAGCAGCGCAAGGACCAGTTCCGGTACGAGCAGCTCGACACGCTGCAGAAGGCATGGGCGACTAAGAGCCAGGCCGACATCGACCAGATGATGATTCAGGCGAACAACTTGCAGGTGCGGCTCGCTGAGGCCTATGGGCAGAGCGTGGCGGGGCCCTCGCAGGAGCTGATCGCGAAGGCCGCGGCGGCGGGCATCACGATCTTGGGCGAGGTCGGCAAGGGGGTGGTCGAGGCCGAGCCGCAGATGACAAAGGTCGTGGGGGACACCTTCACGAAGAGCATTGGCAACCAGATCTTCGGCAACAGCCCCCCGAAGGAGGGGCCGCTGTCGGGCTACGTGCTATGGGACGCCGGCGCGAACGTCCTGGAGTGCCTCATGGACGGCATCACGGGAGCGCAGGCCTCCTTCGAGACGGGCTTCGCGACGGTGCTGGAGCAGTCGGCCGTGTTCGCGATCGACGCCTTCCAGGCCAAGGCCTTGGAGGAGTTCAAGAACAGCCCGATCAACCAGGAGATCTTCGGGAAGATCACGGCGCAGTACGCGGGCATCCTGACCGAGGACGACAAGAAGGTCCTCAAGTCGAGCCTCGACATGAGCGGGCTCTACGGCGTGATCAACGCGGTGGTGCTGGATGGCGTGGAGACGCGCAAGGTGCTCACGGAGATCAAGGACAACACGGCGGGGCTCAAGGGCTGGACGCCGGGGGCGGGCAGCGGGTGGGCGCAGATCCCGCAGGGCAACGGGGCGGCGGCGCCCCCGCCGAAGTGAGGTAGGCGATGGCGGATCTCGGGAAGGGCAACACGCTGCGGACGCTCCAAGCGCCGGTCTCCTCGCCGATGCGCCGCATGGCCGAGGAGTATGTGTTCGACAGCGAGGTGGACGCCTACGTGCGGTTCTACACGCCGTTCGAGCCCCCCGCGCTGCCGGACGTGGCCAACCACGAGTCAGCGGTGGTGATCGAGGGGCGCGCCAAGCGGCTAGACCAGATCGCGCTGGAGTTCTACCAGGATGAGGCCCTGTGGTGGGTGCTCGCCCTGCGCAACGGGCTCGACCTGCCGGACAACGAGATCTATCCGGGGATGACGCTCTACGTGCCGGCGGCGGACTACGTGCGCAACCGGATCTTGGGGGGGCGCTAGATGGCGGGGAGCGCAGACTTCTTTGCCCCCTTCGCGCAGGTGGAGATCCGCAACAAGGCGGGCAAGGAGTGGGTCTTTGACGTGGGGCGCTGGCCCACGGGGAACGCCCCGTCGAGCGATGCCGTGATGGGCGGCCCCTTCGTGACCTCGGTGAGCGTGACCATGAGCAAGGGGGGGATGCATGACGGGCTCACGATCGGGATCGAGGCCCCCTACCAGGAGGGCATCTACCTGCTGGAGCAGGGGGCGTTTGACTTCAACAACCTCGTGCGGGCGCGCCTGGGCTACCTGGCGGGGAGCGCGACGGAGGTCACCGAGGACTACGCGGGGTTCCTGGGCAAGGGCGGGGATGGGCTTGCGCTGAGCAGCGACAAGCTGAGCGGGTCGCTCACGGCGAGCTTCCGGGACGCGCGGCAGATGGAGTATGTGAAGCCAGGCGAGGATCTCGCGTTGACCTCGGCCAAGGCGATCCTGGAGGGGCTGGCGCTAGCCATGGGGTACACGGCTATCCCATTGGGGGAGGGGGCGGCGAAGCTGGACGCGCTGTCCAAGCAGATCAGCGTGGGGGGCAAGGACCTGGAGGGGGCGGCCTACGCGGTGATGGGCAGCATGGCGTTGATGCGCACGGTGCGGCGCATCCTGAGCCTGGCGAACCTAGACTTTCACTTCGGCTACGCGATTGCCTCGGTGTCGAGCTTTAAGCCGGCGATCTTCTACTACCCCAAGGGGTACTCTGCGACCCAGAACACGACGTACAGCCTAGTGCTGCGCGGGCTCTTCGACCCCACGGCGACGCCAGCGCAGTATCCGATCCTGGACGTGTCGTTCAGCGGGGGGGCCGCGATGTGGGCGGAGGGCCGCAAGTGGGACGCGGTGCCCGTGCCGGGGGCCACGGCGGGGACGCGGGCGATCATGCTGGAGAAGGACACGGGGCTTGTTTTAGAGCCCTTGTGGACCTGGCCGAAGGACGGGGAGCGGCCGGGCGACCCCAAGGGGAGCGCTGTGGCGTCCGAGGCGCAGGATGACAAGCGGGGGGATCTGCAGGCGGACGTCAAGGTGGACCCCGGTGGCAAGAAGGGCGTGCCATCGAATCGGGCGGTATCCGCGCCGGGCGGTGTAGCGCAGGCCAAGGCGCAGGCGGAACTAGCGGAGAAGGGCGTGGGGGCGGCGGACCGCATGGCGATCCAGCTCACGGTGACGACCCTAGGCCTGCCCAAGATCCAGCCGGCCGCGGTGGTGGCGGTGGCGGGGTGCAGCTCGATGATCAACGCGACCTACGTGGTGAACAAGCTCACGCACAATTACGCGCCGGGGGATTGGAAGACGGTGCTGGAGCTGGTGAAGTGGGGCTCCACGCAGACGAGCAACCTGGCGCAGACGCAGACCCAGGCGCAGCCCATGAAGGAGGCCTGAACGATGTTCGACCTCTCCGACAGCCGCCGCAAGAACGACCCCGCGGGCTACGTGATGGACGCGATCCACGCGGACGGCCTGGAGAACCACGCGAACCGCTACTACGGGCTCTATACGGGGCTCGTCGTCGACAACAAGGACGAGGAGAAGCGGGGGCGTTGCCGCATCCAGGTGCCGGCGCTGGGCATGGCGACGGAGGCTGAGGTGCCGAAGGGCTACTGGGCGCTCCCCTGCTGGCCGGGGCTCGCGAAGGGGACGGCGGGGCAGATGCACGGCCTCTTCGTGCCGCCCGAGGTGGGGGACACCGTGTGGGTGATGTTCGAGCACGGGGACATGACGGTGCCCGTGTACCTCGGGGGGTGGCTGCCCAAGGACGCCGCGGGGACGGCCCTGACGGCGAGCGGGGAGGCCTTCCGCAAGGGGTTCAAGACGCCGGCGGGGCACTACCTGCGGTTCGGCGACAAGCCTGAGGACTTGCACATCACGCTGGCCAAGGGCGACGGCAGCGGGGTGGAGAGCGGGAGCGTGATCACGCTGGACAAGGACGGCGGGATCCTCCTCATGGCGGAGAGCGGCACGCACCTCGCGATTGACGCGAAGAACGCGAGCGTCACGATCATGAACGTGGACCCCGACACCAACCAGGTGCTCGCGTGGCTCACGCTGGGCAAGGACAAGATCACGCTGGCGAACCAGAGCGGGGCCATGCTGGCGCTCGATGGGAGGGCCGCGACGCTGAGCGCGCCGGGGGACGCCACGGTGATGGCGGGGGGCAAGGCGTGGCTGAACGCGGGCAAGGTCTGCCTCGGGGCCGGGCCGGTGTTCGAGCCCGCGGTGCGGGGCATGAAGTTCCTGGCGTGGTCGATGATCCACCAGCACCTGTGCGCGGCGCCGGGGGCCCCCAGCACGCTGGGGCCGACCCCCCCGCCGATGCTCTACAAGGAGCTGTCCGAGGTGGTGTCGATCGGGTAACGGTGTTGCGTACGCGCGTACGCAAGGAGGTTGATGATGGCGACGAAGTGCAAGATCCCGCCCCTGCCGTTGCCGCCGGCGCTGGCGATCCCGATGCCGGGGCTCCCCTTTGACCTCCCGGCGCTGCCCAAGATCCCGGCGCTGCCCAAGCTGCCGTCGTGCCCCCTGGATGACCCCGACGAGGCGGCCGTCTGATGCCGGTGCCGACGACGACGCCGACGGTGCTGCGGAGCATCGCGTACCCCTTCCGGGTGGGGAGCCAGGCCTTCCCCATGATGGTGCAGGGGCTGGATGCCGTGGTGTTCAACTCGATCAAGGCGCTGATGACGACGAGCGTGGGGGAGCGCGTGATGCGCGGGGCCCTTGGGACGAGCCTGCAGGCCTTCGTCTTTGACAACTTAGATCCGCTCACGCAGGCGCGTGTGGCGGCCGTGACGGCGCGCGCGATCGCTTTGTTCGAGCCCCGTGCTGAGGTATTGTCGGTCGAGGCGCGCCGGGGCAAGGATGTGGGCCTGGAGGACACGGCGATCGTGCTCGACGTGGTGTACCGGATCAACAACCAGGTGTACCAGCAGCAGGTGCCGATCCAGGGCGCCCCGATCGGGCCGTGAGAAGGAGTTGAGCATGGGAGTCCCCGTAGCGGACCGCAAGCCTCTGAACGCCGTGAAGTACGCGGCGAAGGACTACGCGTCGATCTTCGATAGCCTGCTGCGCCGGCTCAAGGTCGAGTACGCGACGATCTACAACGACTATGCCTCGACCGCGGTGGGCATCATGCTCATTGACCTCATGGCGAACGCGGTGGGGCAGCTCTGCTGGTACATGGACCGCGTGGCGAGCGACTGCTACCTCGACACGGCGCGCACGCATTCCGCGGTGGCCAAGCTGGTTAAGCAGATCGGCTACAAGATGCGGCCGGCGAGTGCGGCGACGGTCGACCTCGCCCTGACGTTCACCCCAGCGATCCCGGCGCCCGCGCAGCTCCAGGCGGGGTTTCGCTTTGGGGGCCCCTCGGGCTTAATCTTCGAGACCGTGGCGCCGACCTTCCTGGCGCCGGGCACCGCGACGATCACCGTGGCGTGCCGCGAGGGCGCCTCGAGGACCGTGGGCTACACGGGGGACGGGGCGCAGAACCAGCGCTTCCGCATGCAGGGCGGGGATCCCGCGAACGGCGTCTGGGTCGCGCAGGGGAGCGTGCGCGTGTGGATTGACGGCGCGGAGTGGGCCGAGCACGACTTCCTCGATTTCACGCCGACGAACCAGTACGAGGTGGACTACCTCTATGATCCTCCTGCCGTGGCGTGTGGGGATGGCGTGGCGGGGAACATTCCTGAGGCCGGGGCGGATGTCAAGATCCAGTACACGCTGATCCACGGGGCGACGGGGCGGGCCGCGGCGGGCACCGTGACGAGCGTGATTGACGTGCTGAGCGTCGGCGGGGCGGCCATCAAGATCGCCTGCACGAACCCGTTGGGGGCGAGCGGCGGGGCGGATCCCGAGTCGCCGGATGAGGCCCGCAAGCTGGCCCCCTACGCCTTCGCGGCGCGCGGGGCGGCCATCACACAGACTGATTACCAGGCGCAGGTCAACGGCTTTTCTGACCCCCTTTATGGCCGCGTGGCGAAGGGCTATGCGATCAACGTGCGGGCCTCGGCCGAGGATGCGATCCTCGTGGGGGAGTGCGAGCAGATCGATGGCTACCTAGCGAATTACGTGTTGCTCGTGGGGCCAGCCGAGGCGGAGGCGGCGGCGGACATCGCTACGGCACAGGATCTCCTTGCAGAGATGCAGGCGCTCCTCGCGGAGATGGGGAGCCTGCGGAGCGCCCTGGAGGTTCAGGCGGCCAATGTGCGGGTGGTGGCGCAGCAGCTACAAGTGGAGATGACGACGGGGAACGCGGCCTATCAGGCGATGGGCACGACGCTGACGAGCCTCGACAATTATATCAGGACCACCTACCCCAGCGACACGACGCTGGCGAACTACTCGCGGACGCTGGCGGCGCAGGGGGGCACCATCAGCACGAGCCTCAGCAACGGCGGATCCGCAGCGACCAAGCTGGACGGCTATGGGTTTACCCTCCAGCAGCTGCTCACCCCAACGGGCACGGGCCAGGCCACCCTAGCGCAGTATTTGGCCACGCTGACGGCCCTCGTGAACAGCACGACGGTGACGGTAGGCAATGCGGCTGACGCCATCGCGCCCTTGCCGGGGAGCGCGGCGCAGCTCCAGGCGGACATCCTTGCGGTTGTGGTCGACCTCCAGGCGCACCTCTCGACGCTGTTTGACGCGGATTGCAAGGCGAACTACGTGCAGGTGCCCATCGTGAGCGTGAATGGGGATGGGGACTACGTGGCCCCCGCAGCGGGCCTCATCTATGGGCTCCAGGCCTACCTTGACGGCATTAAGGAAGTCACGCAGCTCGTGCAGGTGACGGACGGTAGCGCGATGCTCGTGCCGGTGGACGTGGCGGTGGCGGTCAAGGTGGTGCCGAGCTACGTGGCGGCTGAGGTGCTAGCGGACATCGAGCAGGCGCTGCTGGAGGTCCTACGGGGGCGTGACTTCGCGCAGCCCCTCTACAAGCAGTTCGTCCATGACACCATCAAGGCGGCGACGAAGGGCATGGACTATGCGAACGTGACGCTGGCGGCGCCGGGCCACGAGGGCTTCGTGGACGTGGACGGCAACGTGATGACCCCGGCGAGCTACATCATCACGCGCGGGACGCTCGCGCTCAGCGAGATCAAGTAAGATGGCGCTCCAGGAGACTCCGCGGTTCAAGTTCCCCTATCCGGGCAGCACGGCGGAGAGCTGGTGGGAGGTCTTCCAGGACTTTGCGACGAGCATTGATACGGCCATGCTGGGGGGCCTGGAGGCGAACGCGTGGACCTTTGTGGCGCTGCCCGAGGCGACGATCGAGGCCGTGGGGGGCGGCTACCAGCTGCGCCTACTGGGGCCCTGCATCGCGCTGAGCCGCACCTACCAGACGCAGGTGGCCATCGGCTATGCGAGCCCCCTGGCCCTCGTGCCGGGGTGGGTCGTGGGGGTGCGCGTGGTGAGCGGGGCGCGGGCCGCGGCGACGACGGCCCTGGAGCTGCGGCAGAACGGGGTGCCCATCGAGGCGGACTACCGCGTGCTGGGCTACGTGCGGGCGGACTGCTCGATCGCGTGGTGGAACGCGAGCGTCCTCGCGCCGGGGGAGACGCGCCCGCTTTTCGCCTTCGCGGGCGGTGGCGGGGGCGAGGTCAGCGTGCGGCGCCCCGCCGTGCTGGCGATCGTGGCCCCCACGGTGGCGCCGCCTGTGGGCCCGACGGTGGGGGATCGGTACATCCTTGACTACGCGGCGGCCCCTGTGCATGCGGGGTGGGGGGTCGGGGCCCTGGTCAACGACATCGCGGAGTGGTCGGGGACGGCCTGGCTGCTGGAGCACGCGGTGGAGGGCCGGGCGGCCTATGTGCGCGCTGACCTCCTGGACGCGGTCTTCCTGAACGACCCCGTGCTGCTGCATTGGTGCTGGAAGCTCCAGCGGGGCGGGGGCTCGTTGCAGGAGGCCTACGACTTAGGCAACGAGATTGTGATCCCCGATGGCGGGGCGCCCGTCACGGTCACGAATGACGATGCGACGGGGCACGCGTTCCAGCTAGGGGGCACGGGCACGCGGGACGTCTACTCGGACGGTGTGCTCGCGGTGACAGCGGGGACCACCCTCGATGTAGACGCGACGGGGGCGTTGGGTGTGACCTCCGAGGCAGACGTGACGATCTCGGCGGGAACCACGTTGGACCTCACGGCGGATGGCGCGATCGGTGTGACGGCGGGCGGGGCCCTCGCTCTCAAGGCCTACGACGAGTTGACGCTGGAGGATGGGCGCTACACGGGCGGGTTCGGGCCAGTGACCACCCTGCCGATGACGAACACGGGCGTCCTAGATTTCATCTTCTCGTGCAGCTCGCTCATTGACGCGATCAACAAGGCGTACATCGGCGCGGGGTCGATCTGTTGGTCGGGGGTCACGGGGAGCGCCACGCCGACGGAGATCTTCCTCGGCGGGGTGCCCACGACGCGGTACGCGCTGACCGGCAACTCCGTGACCTCGTTCGCGTTGACGGCGGTGGCCCGCGAGGCGATCACGAACAAGACCAAGGTGTGGGAGATCCGGGCGGTGGCGACGCGGACGCTCACAGGGGTGTCGTCGTGGGTGCGCGTGACGCCGACGTACACGGTGATCGACCAGACGGACAGCAGTGGCGGGACGGCAGATTGGGACATCGCGTTGGCGATCAACGATGGGGATGACACCATGCGTGTGACCGTGACGGGCCAGGCGGGGCTGGCGATTGGGTGGGCGGTCTACAACAAGTAGGAGAGTGCGGTGCCCCAGATCACGTTGAAGAATACCTGGCTTGCGGCTAGCATGAGGTCTTTGGAGACTTCGATGACATCAGATTTGCGCATGGCAAACATGTTGTTGAATATGAAGAATTTATTGGTAAACGCGGGGTGGTCGGTTACGCAAAGCAGTAACAGCACGGCTTTAGGGACTGGTATCGGGGATTATTGGAATGTGCCTACAGATGTGGTTTACGGGGTTGCAGGTACTGCGCATTCATGGGTGGTATTGAAAAATGTAGTTTTCATGCCAGGGTTTGAGTTCATGTTGGATCGTGGTCCTACGACGTATGGTGTGGAATATTATACGATAAAGGTGAGGGCGTGTGCGCAGGGGTATAATACAAATGGCACGCACCTTGTAAGTCCGACGGCTAAGGGGACCGAAGTTTTACGTGATGATTTTAATTTTTGCGATTTTCCCACAGATTGCCGTGGGACGACGATGTTGTATTCTTCGGATAGTCAGTGTTTTCGTTTGTTCAATACCCACTATGGGTACTGTGGAGACAATTATGGTTACATGGGCGCTTACGGGGGCGCTGCGATTACGCTTGAACGGCCAGTCAATGCGAAAGCGGCGTGGACTAATCCCTTTGTTTTGATGGCGTTTAATGCGGTAACTGGTGTTGGCAGAGGCGGCGGCGGGGGGTGGTCCTATAATCAAGCGCAATCGTACCGCTATTCTTTGACGGTGATAGATTCCAAGGTGGTTAATTTGTCGTTGAGTGTATTGATGGGGGATACGCGATGGGTTGGGAGGACGCCGTTGACGAACGGAGTAGATGTTAATGGAGTGTCCTTGTTGTATCCTGTTTTTTTAAATGGGTATTCCAACGGAATGTTTGGCGTGTTGGGGCGAGTCGCGGATTTGTATATGGCGCCAGTTTCGCACATTGCGTGTTTTCGGTATCCCACCGTTGGAAACCCACTCGGGTTGATTCGCATGGGGTGTCTAGCTACGGGGGCTCCTAACGGCATCGTCAAGGTGTTTTAGATGGGCATTACTTTGGTGAAGACGTGGACATCGGTACGGCTAGGGTATTACACGGGCACTGTGTCGCCGACGGTCGGGGATGCGTGGGCCAAAACTTTCATCGGTGTAAAGAATGCGATGGTGGCGACGGGGCACTGGTCCGTGGTCGCGTCGAGCAACCGGGTGTTGGTCGGGTTGCTGACCGATTACCTCCAGGTGCCAACGGACATCTACTGTGCGGTGGCGGGGTCCGCGCACTCGTGGATCGTGCTTAAGAATCCCGCCATCGCGCCCAATTTCTCGGTATGCTTCGAGTGGATCAATGCGACGGCGACGAACAAGCAGTACATGTGCGCGTATGTCACGCATCAGGGGTACAACAGCAACGGCACGCGGTTCACGCGCCCCACGGCAGTGGGGAGCGAGCAGACCTTGCTGACGAATCTTGACTATTGCAATATTACTGCAACAAGCTTAAGTGCGATTTTGTTAACGTCGTCCGATGGGGAGTGCACACGGGTGCTGTTTCATAATAGTACCGGCAGTATGGTGGGGTCGTGTGGCCCGTGGTTCTTTGAGAAGCTCCAGGATCCAACGCCCTGGCTGACGGTGCCCTATATCGCGATCATGTATCCAACGGGGACGACAGGGATCGTCTGGAATTGGCTTGTTACGGATGCGTACGGGGGCAGAATACCATACATGACTGATTGGACAGCCACTACGGTATCCAGTGGTATTGCGCGGTGTTATCATGGGGAGGCTTTGCCCGTATCTATGTTGGATACGGCTTTGTCAGGTTTATGTGGTAACAGGGTGTTTCAAGATGGAAAGATTGGCATTGCCCCTGTTATTCCTTGGTCTAGGCATGCGACTATTTTGGGCATTTTAGGACAGATGTTTGATTTATATTTTATTCCATTTGCATTTAGAGGTAGGTGTGGGACATCCATCCCGGGGATCACGGATGTAGGCTGTTTGTCTCCGTATTTCTATGTGCCATCAAGTCTTTCCGACATGGGACTGTTCGCGCATGGATGCCTTCTTTTGGGAAGTGATGGCACTAGCAAGGCGTTTTATGGAAATTACTAACAGCAAGGTGTGGACCAAGACGCGTTTGACCGCCACGGGGACATCTACACGCAATGCACAGAACATCTTGTTTGAACGTATCTATAAGCACCTGGCTGCGAACTGTGGATGGACGGTGGTGTCCTCTAGCAATGGCGTGGACACCGCAGGCGCAGGGGATAACATCGGCGTGGATAATCCCGCGCATATCGTAGCAGGCGCGGAGGGGGTGAATCATTCGTGGGTGTTGTTGCAGAATGACCATATCGCGACGGGTTTTCAGGCGTTGTTTAATTTTTGGTCGTATGCCAGTGGCACAGAAAGTGTGAAATGTGAGGTGTCACTGGTTGGTTTTACGGGGGGATCATTGCAGTATAAGCCCACGTCGACATTTTCGTATATGGTCGGCACATGGTGGAAGACGACGTCGGCGTTGTTGACGTTTTCTGCCAATGTCTTTAATTCGTCCGATTTTGAGTGTACGCGATGGTTCATCGGTCCTACGACGGTACAGGGATATGCGATTTTTGATCGTCCGATGGCAGCGCAAGCATGGTTTACAAAGCCGCACGTGGCGGTTATTAGTCGTAAATTAGCGACGATGGCTGATTTTGACGCTCCAAGTTGTGTCGTCGATAGTGAATATGTAACTATTGGGACTGGCTCACCTTATTTGTTTTCGAGCACTGTGGGCGCATCGGGAGACAATGGGGGAAGCTGGTCGGTATATCCTATGTTTTGCTACTCATCGGCTTCTCTAGTAGTAGGATTTTTTGGATACCTTGCGGATCTTTGGTGGGCGCCGACGCCGTTGTTGACGGGGGATACCTTCCCTGGCCCTGGGAATGACATCAAGACACAGGTCGTGATTGGCAACATGGTGCTAGGTAACGACGGCACCGCGTTGGTGTTATAGGAGGTGACATGGTTGCGCGTACCAGTTGGATCCCTACGGGGATGCTCCCGCCGTTTTACATGACGGAGTACGTGGCGCAGATCGCCGAGGATCCGACGGCGACCGAAGATGGTACGCCGATCACCGTCGAGTTGACGATCAACCAGGCGGGCGGCTACGGGGGGATCCTCACGAAGGTCGAGGAGCCGGGAGCCTGATGGCACGCCAGGAGACTCCACGGTTTAAGCTGCCTTACCCGACGGACACGGCGCAGAGCTGGTGGGAGACCTTCCAGGACTTCGCGCTTAGCATCGACACGACCTTCCTGGGGGTCATGGAGGCCAACGCGTGGGCCTTTGTGGCGCTGCCCGAGGCGACGATCGAGGGGGACGGTGGGGGTGGCTATCAATTGCGCCTGCTGGGCCCCTGCGTGGTGGCGAGCCGCACCTTCCAGAGCTACTTGACGATCACGCACGCGGTGCCCCTAGCGCTGACGCCGGCGTGGATGGTGGTGGTGCGCGTGACGAGCGGGGCCAAGGCGAGTGCGGAGACCGCCCTGGAGCTGTGGCAGAACGGGGTGCCGGTCAACCCCGACTACCGCGTGTTGGGCTGCGTGCGCGACGACTACAGCATCGCGTGGTGGAACGCGAGCGTTCTTGCGCCGGGGGAGACGCGGCAGCTCTTCGCCTTTGCGGCAGAGCTTGGCGGGTTAGCGAAGAAGTGGACGGCCAGCTTCGATGCGGTGGTGCCGGATGGAGACGTGGTGATCGGATCGGTCGACGTGGGCATTGCCGAGGGGGAGATCTACAGCCTCGTGGCGACGGTGACGGCGGGGGCCTCCGAGGCGGTCGACATCGAGCTGGGGGACGCGGCCTTCACGGGGGGGCCGACCCTGCTCTACCAGATCGGCTACGCGGGGGTCGAGGCGCGGTGGAACCCGGCGGTGGATGGCCCCTGGGTGGACCGCAACCCGGCGGGGATCGAGGGGCTCACGGGGGGCACCCTCTACTGGCGGATCAGCAACGCGGGGGCCACCCCCGTGACGGTCCACGTGGCCCTGCGCGGCCTGGGCTTCGAGGTGTAGGCGATGGCGATCACGAAGGTGAAGACGTGGCAGCGGGCGTACCGCCAGGTGACGTTGGCAGATCGGCCCGTGGCGCAGGCGGGGCAGTCGAACTTCTCGCCGGGGCACCGCGCGAACATGTGGGCCATCAAGACGCTGCTGCTCGGCGCGGAGTGGACCGTCGTGGGGAGTTGCGGCTACGTGGGGGCGGTCTGGGCGAGTGGCATGGATGGCGTGGACCGTTGGCCGGATACCGTGGCGGTGCGCTGGACGGAGACCACGGGCGGCTATTTCTCGTGGATCGTGCTGCGCCAGACGGCGATCAACGCGAGTGGGCAGGGTTATCAGATCTGCATCGCGTGCAATGATACGGTAAACAACACGCACAAGATGACGCTCGTCGATTCCTGGGGCGGAGGGTTCACGGGGGGCTCGACGACGACGCGCCCCACGGCGAGTGACGAGCAGGTCATCTTGGATAAAGGAGAATACGCGTACTCCCGATCGGCGGTGTACTCTAGTCCGACTGCAACAGTGGGTGTTAATTGCCTGTGGACCACCGATCACACGATGACGCGGATCTGCATGACATGCCACGAGGGGGCGGATCATTACCTGAATTACGTGTGGTGCTTCGAGGTGGCGGCCGTGGCGGGGCGTCGAGCGTGGTGGGACAAGCCATATATCGCGACGGTAGCGGGGGCATACTACCGGGCGGAGACGTTTTCTTTGCAGGGGGGCCAGACGGATACCCTGACCCGCATGGTCACGCGGGTAGGTGACTACCAGACAGGGGTGGCCAATACCTCCGAGACGACGGGGTGCGCGAACAACTACTACGAGCGGGCGGCGCTGGGCCAGTTGGATTACACGCAGACGGTCGACGGCGGGGGCAATTGGATCGCGACGCGTGTGGGCGTGAGTGCGTTCGGCGCGATTGCGGGGTGGTTTGGGCGGCGCGAGGATCTCTGGTTTGTGCCCGCAGCGATGGCAACGGGTGAGTACCTGCCGACGGCGACCTTCGATTTCTTCGTGTTCGGCGATCTGTTGTTGCCGAATGACGGCAACCCCGTACCGCTGGACTGAGGAGGATGGTATGGCGCTGACGGCGATCAAGACCTACTTCACCAAGATGGTGTCGGTGTCGTTCTCCACTGAGACGGAAAACGCGAGGGGGAATCTCTGGGCGCTTAAGGAGTCCCTGTTATATGGCAGCGGGGGCATCAA